GGCATTTCTGCCCCTCTTAAGTTTGTTGTTGTTATTGTTGCGAAACCTGTTAGGTGAGGTTACGAACTCTGAAGATACGATAGTAGATATTGGCCTGGTTTGAAGTGTTACGATCACCAACAACGCCGTCGCCGGCTGCGGTTGCGAATGGGTTTGCGACCATTCCGTAACGAGTCTTGAAGCCAATCTTTGGCTGGAATGTATCCTGCCCGATTGCACGAACCATCTGGAGAGGAACGTATGGGCAATAGAATAGACCAGCGTCATAAGGTGAAGTGCCCTTATAACCAACGGTAACGAGTTCGTCACCATTTGAAGAACCACCGAAATATGGATCGATGTAAACACGGATGCGACCATGGAGCATACCAGCGAAGGTATTGCCAGTGTCGTCAACAGTGAGGTTGGCCTGTAGAGCGGGGGTATAGTCAAGAACGCCAGCCATTGCCATTGCTGAAGCAACGTCTGAAGATACGATGACCATATTGCCCTTGCCGCGACGGGTTGCCTTGGCAATTGCGTTAGCATCGCGCTCGATCTGGAAGATTAGGCCCTTGAACTTCTCAACTGACCAACGGCCATTTGAGTCGGTGTCGAGGTCGAATGTACCAGCAGTTGTAACACCATACTGAGCGCCGACTGTTGCTGTGCGATAGATTGTACGGACAACTTCGCGGTTGATTTCAGCAAGGATTTCGGTGCTGAGGATGTTAGCAAGCTCAGTCTCAGCATCAAGACCATGAACAGCCTTGAGGTCCTGAGCGAGTTCCATGGTGTACTCAGCCTTGAGGGCACGGCTACGAGCAGTAACAGTAACCTTATCAATGCTGAATGCCATTTCTGCAAAGCCGTTATCGGCAGAATCACCGAGTGCTTCGGCCTGTGCAGTTGTCATACCCTTATTGACACCGTATGTAGCACTTGTTGAAGTGTCATATACTGGGTTGGTGTTTGAGGTATTGCCAGATGTTGGCCCAGAAAGACCAGCAGCAGCGTTCTGACCAGAGAAAGCTGTGTTGGCTTCAAAGAATAGAGCTTCATCACCGCCTTGAGTCTTGTAGCGTGACTTCATTGCGAAGATAAGGCCGGTTGGGCCAGTCATTGGCTGAACGCCGCAGATATCATAAGCAATGAGGTTTGGTAGTGCGCGGCGAACTAGCGAAATGAGGATTGGGTCGTAGTTTGCCATTGGAGAAGCACCACCATTAGTTGCGTTGACTGGTGCTGACTCGTTTAGAAGGCGGCCTTCTTCTGCCATTGCCTTTTCCTGGTTCTCAAGAACGAGGGCGGTAACAGCGCGACGATAGGGATCCTTAATTGATGGGAGTCCGTCAAAATCAAGGACGGGTGCCCACTTCTGTTCTAGTTGTTCAGTAAGATACATTTTACATTTCTCCTTTATAACTTACTATTAATTGGGTAGCTTCTTACCAAGAGTTCTTACATAAGCAGCCATTGGGCCTGAAATCTCTTCGTTGAGAACCTTGCCTGATTGTGCTACTTCTGCCTCAGCCTTATCAAGAACCTTATCGGCATTGACTGTAGCTGGGAAATAATTTTCTCTTAGTGTCTTAACTTTTGTAGTGAACTCATTTGCTGTGGTGAACTCTACACCTTCAGCAAGAGACTTTAGCTTTTCTGTCTGTGTGGTTGTGAGACCATCACAGGCATCGACTAGAATCTCAAAACGCTTAGACTCATTGAGTGACTTGTTGAGCTTGACATTGCGATCAATCTCTTCGTTGAGCTTCTTCTCAAGCTCTTCGACCTTAGTTCCAAGTTCCTCAACAACTGAGACCTTATCTTCTGGAATGTCGATATAGTTCTCAGCAAATAGCTGGCGAAGACCAGTAATGAAGTCTTCGGTTAGTTCGGTACGGAGGCCAGCCTCGATAGCGACCTCGTTTTCGTTGACCCATTGCTCAACAACATAGTTGAGATAGTCATCGACGTTGGATGAAAGATTCTCGGTGATTTCCTGAACTTGCTCATCAAGAGTCTCAGCATAGGCTTCCTGAATACGAGCAACTTCCTGCTCGACCTTCTGCTTAACGGCGGCTTCGAAGATTGTCTCGGCCTTCTGCTTAAACTCTTCTGAAAGTTCTTCACCCTGGAATAGAGCCTCGATATGCTCCTTCATATCCATCTTATCTTCTTTCTCGGACTTCTTTTCGTCCTTCTTATCTTCAGCCTTCTCATCTTCTTTCTTCTCGTCTTCGTCCTTCTCATCTTCTTTATCTTCATGCTTAGCTTCGACGAGTTCAAAATTCTCTTCAATGGCCTGAGCAATCTCTTCTTCTGAGAGGCCCTTTTCCATCATTTCCTTGATGAAGGACTCTAGCTCTTCTGAGATTTCGAAATCTTCTTCCATGATTTCTTTGCTCTTGCGATCCTGCTTCTTTTCAGAATCGACGCCGAACTTCTCGCCATCAGAATGACCAGAACCAGCCTGTGAAGAACGGCTTGTGTCCTTAGCAGTACCGCCGGCGGCCTTAGCCGAAGGAGGAACATCTCCCTGCTTAACAAGGGCTGGACCAAGGTCCTGTACCTGATTATCGGGAGCTGATGGAGCCATTGCACCAGGATTGGAGAAGGGCTTCATTTCGGCATACTTAGAACCTGGTCTAAGTGTTGCGCGGTTTGGATTTGAGGCCTTTGTATCACGGTCTGGATTGCTGTCAGACATGGATACTGAAGGGATTGCGCCCTCCTTCATTAGAATAGCCTTTGCGGTTTCTGTAAGTGACTTAGCCATATTAGATTTCTCCTTTATTCTATATTATTTATAATACTTAGAGTTTTGAGATGAAGTTTTGGAACACCTTTAGAGCCACAGCTTCGATTTCCGATTTAGACGCTTCGGTAATCATTTTCTTAGCTCTGTCGTAATCAACTTGTCTCCAACCTGATCCGGTTAGAACCCATTCGGCTCCTTCCATAATACCCTGAACAAAAGCATCAGGGGCAGAAGGATCCGCAACAATATCGGCCGCTGTGGCCAAATGAAAATCGTCTTGGACGAGTTGGTGACCATTGTGTGGTCTTAGAGACCCTACGCCTCTAGTTGATACGCCCAGACTTGCACCTCCATCTAATAGGCTTTTTACAATTTTACCATTAGGAGTGTCTAATATTTTAGCCTTACCAATAAAGTTATTACCATCTGGATAAAGCTTGGTGATCATGTGTGATACACGATCAAG